ACTATCGTACTACTAGCCTTAATGGAGATCCTAGTGGTCGTTCTATCTTGCGTAATGCATATACTTCTTATGAACCGAACTTCATTCCAGCTTCGTGCATATCTTTCTCAAGTTGCATCTGCTCTACTTTTTGTTTAGCTATAAATAGAGCTTCACCTTCTTTACCGTTTAGAGCATCTATTACTCTCATCTCTTCTACAAGAGAGTTAACTATCTTTTCTCGAAGTTCTTCTTGTTTTTGTATCTTATCGTTTTTTGCATCTGTAGCCTCTGTCATCATCTCAAAGGCTTCAGATAAAGCAAGTTGACCTGCTATCTTTCTTATCTCTTCTTGAGTGACACCTAACTTATCATTTAAACTATCAATTAATTGAAACCCAAAGATGTTTAAACCTTTGCCTTTACCAAAGATCATATCTACAATTTGCGCCCCTGTAGACTTCATAGTACCATAAGATCCTGTCTCAGGTTTAGTCTCAGCTTCTTTTAATCTCTGCTCTAAATTCTTTTTGGTTACATCTAACTGAGCTTCTTCCACAGTTCTAAAACTATTAGCAAGCCTATAATTTTCTAATTTAAGTTGCTTTGTTTTATCCCTTGCACTTTTAACAGATTCAGCATACGTAACTAGGCTGTTAGCAGTAGCGTCACCTGCTTTTTTAGCCGCCATAAATGCACCAGCTAATCCAGTACCGATAGCTAAGATCATACCTGCTATAGCACCGTATGGACCAAAAATACCTAACAACTGCGAACCTTGTTGACCAAGGGCGACCATAGCATTAGTACCACCTTGTACCTGTACCGCGAAATCCTGTACCTGATAACCAACTTGTTGCATACCAACAGCACCGAAGCGTTTCATCTTACGTGTGTTGACGTTTGCTACTTGACCAAATTGGTTTATACTTATGCCAGCCTGTTTAGCATTTATCTGTATCATCTTTAGATACTTGTTATACTGGTCGTCACCTATATTTTTTCTTTGGGCATTGAGAACTTTTAGTTGGTCACTAAACATTTTCTGCGCTCTATACGCAGGGTCTATAGCACTCTTTAACTTCTTAAAATCTTTAGCACCAGAACTAGCAGTAGATTTGATTTGGCCTTTTGCTTGTTTTGCTAACTTAACTAAATTATTTAAGTCTTTCAGATCTATGGAGACTGATATTTTCTTAGCCATTTGTAACCCTCATATATATTGTATCTAAAGACATAACTGCCTCTACTTCTCTAGCATCTAAAGGTGTGCCAGTTAGTTCTTTCCACGCTTTTACTTGCTCATATCCTATAGGGTTTGGGCCACTAAAACCCATAGTCCTTGATCTGTTTAGAGCTATAAAAGCAGACCATACGTGGGAAATGACCATAGGAAAGTCAGGAGACTCTAATCCTTCTGGTCTTATGCCAGTCTGCTTTTCTACTTGTTCTAGGTGTTCTCTTTCGGATATACCATCCTTACCTGACTTACTTAGAGAAAACGTATGTTCTGCATAGTCTTCAAGTTTAGTTGTCAGGCTTTGGTAAAATCCAATGAGTTATTAACTGCCTCCTCAAGCTGTAACTTAATCCAGAATACTTCACTGTATATATCTCTTACGTTCTTCTCTGTTAACTTTGGCTTTTCACCATCAAAAGTTATATTCCAACTCTTCGTAGTTCCTACTAATACATCAAGTGTAGAAGACTCAAGTTGTTCCGAAGTCATAGTTATGTCAGTAGCTTTAGTAGCGGCTTTAATTCTCTTATTAGTCTGAGAGTGCATAACTTTCTTATACTCTGGAGAGTGAGTAGCATACATACAGATAGTCATATTAGAACCGTCAGGGTTCGTAAGTTCTTCCCCTGTATTGGGGTGTACTAGTGTGACATCTATTGTGTCACTCTTAGGTGTTAAATCTTTTAAGTCCATATCGAGTTTCCTTATCGAGTTCGGGTTAATAAATGGGGAACGTCAGACCCGACACCAACGTTCCCCCACTCTAGCTAGAGTATTCTTTACGAGCGTGTAATACGCAAGTTAGTAGCTTCTGTGCTGTCACGTAAAGCGACAAAGCTAAGAGTTACTATTCTGCTTGTAGGACCATCTACACCTACATCAGCACTGTTTATTTTGCACCGTGGGAAAAAGAACTCCATAGTGTTTGGTGTGCCAGCATTGTCACCTACAGTAACCTTAAGTGGTGTTTCTGTTTCATTGACAAATCTGTTGATTAGTGAGGCATCCTCGAAGTAAGCTGATAGAGTACCTTCTACTACAGCGTTACCTACTTCTAATGCAGGTGCGCTATCGTCGCCAACAACAAACGTAGGAGCAAAGCTGTTAGTTAAAGTAAAGTCCATAGCTGTAACTATAGCTGAGGCTGATCCACCTATCTCTAAGTCACCTGAGTATGAGTCAAATGGTGAAGCTCCAGAAGCGGCATCTTGTGTTTTCTCTGTAGCACTCATAGTCATGCTCTTACCGACTATACCGAATGTACCTGTTACCATAGCATTAGGTGCTAGTGATACAGAAAGTGTATCGACTGAACAACCTGTAAACAACCTAGCTTGGTCGATATCAGCGGCATAATCCTCAATAGATAAGTACTTAGGTGTTGTACCTACTTTAAGTACGTTAGTAGACCAAGCACTTAACATAGCAGACTCTAGTAGTTCATCGAAATCTCCATCTCGTAGGTCTCCTACAATGTCTCCAGCTACTTGACGATTTCCGTGACGGTCTACTCTAGACATACGGTCAGCTTGAATGTCAGTACCTTCAACACGGTCTTTAGTCATGTTAAGTGAATGGGAAGTGAAAGGTAAGTTTTGGAAGTTACCAGCAGGTGTCGTACCGAAAGTTGTTTCAGTAATGTATGACAGACTGGAACGTGAACCCTGTGCAAAGGCCATATTATATTCTCCTATAGAATTATGTGTATGCGTACCAAGTAATGATAACAGGAACAAAGTACCAAGGGCTATCTAGTAAGCCTTGTCGTCTTTCTGCGTAGTCAATAGATACGTTTATATTATTTGATGTTAAAGAAGTAGTAGCCTCAAACGCATCAATGACGTTCTTAGCAAGGGTGTCTGCTACTGCTGGTCCATGACCTTCTGGTGCGTAACAGTTAACTAGAAATAGACCATCATATCTCTGTTGAGGATTTAAGCCCCTTACAGCAGGTCTACGTGATACAGGGTCAAACACTACCTGTAAATAGCTAGTGCCAGTTGTAGGTACAAAAGAAACGCCCTCGTAAGCTATCTGAGGATTACCTGATACATTACCAAGTTGTGTCTCTAATGCTGATCTTATGAATTTATGTACATCAGCCATACTTATTTCCTATGTCCTCAAAGATTAATTTACCTTGTTTGTACTCTACATAACTAGCGTGAGTAGCTCCATTTCTTAAAGTAACCACTGTGGTGTTTGTTAGATCTAACTGGTCAATATCTTGATATAAAAGTTGTCTGCCTTCAGCGGCTTTACCTGTTTTACTTTGTCCTCTAGGTTTACCGTGAGATGATCCACCTCTAGGTCTACCAGAACCTGTAGCAAAGGAGAAAGAAGTTATATAAGTTCCTGTGTCTACAAACCATGTTGACTCGTTTATAGCAGTATCAGCTATCTCTCTAAGGACAAACTCAACCTCTTCAGTTATGCTATCCCCTAACTTATCAAAGTCGTCATATAACTTAGGGTTAACTTTTATTTTTGTACTCATACTAGCCATTACTCAGATACCTCACAAACGTAGCATACTGCCACACCAGAAGCATAGATGGTTTGTACATTGTTAATAGACACTGTGTCGCCTCTACCAGAGATTTGATCATTGTCTGTAGGTATTGCAGGTAAGCCAAGGGCAGGTATCACACAGTTACGTGTGCCACGTCTTATCTCGTTTAGTAAAACGCCCTCTTGTACATTATACATATAGGCAGTTATTTCATATTCTTTAACTGTACTAGAAAACTCGCCAGTACTAGCATTGTAAGAACCAGCAGTAGTCTTCTTTAGTGTCAAAGTACTACCATGACGTTGTACCAGTTTAAGTAAATTGTACGCTTGCATGTGACATCCCTATTCGTAATCAGTAGTTTCTGCGTCTATCTTAAATTGATCCTTGTTGAACTCTGGTCTAACTCTATTAGTATTTGCTCTTACACCCTCTACAGTGGAAACAGAAATACCACCTGCTGAGATACCTAAGCTACCACCTAGTTTAGTTCCTTGATACTCTAAGGTATCTGCTAACTTAGTGTAGTGAGCTTGTAGTTGTGATGAGGCTTCTTTTAACGCACCACTGATCTCTACATCGACAGAACGAGAGTACTTAGCCGCTATAGCTCTACATAACCACCCACCAGCTTTATATACGTTGTTGTTAGCTTGAGCTAGAGCGAATGAAACTTCTTCATCTTGTACTTGCTTATCATTTAGATCTGTATCACCGATTAACAACCTAGTAGAGTTTAATCTACCTAGTGCATCAGATATATTTAGGTTTCCTTCGTCGTAGCTCCAAGCCATTAGTCGTTCTCCAACTCTCCATAATTTCTACGCCAACTGCGGAGTAAACCGCGTTGCTTCTCTAGTATCTTAGACTTCTTACACTTCTTACGAGTAAACTCTGCGTGGGAATTAGTCTTAGCTTTTACTTTAGCATTGATCGTATCTACTAGGACAGCTAGTGATGCGACATCAAGTACTTCTAGTCCGTCTCCAACCTTAGCTTTAACTTCTAGGTCAGAGTTATGATGTAGAAAGTTATTGTTGTATAAAGTCTGAACAACGTCACTAGAGAGAGATAACTCTTTCCAAGGGTAATGTTCTGATCTCTTCCAATCTCTTCCTCCACCACTAAATTCTTGTTTTACAAATACGGGTCTGTCAAACTGAAATGGTATCATATCGGGTTCTCCTTAATAAAAGAGGTGAGGACACTTAAGCCCTCACCAAATGTTTTGTATAGTTTTACGCTATAGCTGTGTTAAAGAATACACCTAAGTCAGCACCAGTGACTTTCATGTCGTAAGACATTTTGACTTGGATGTGTTCTGCAACCTGTTGACGCTTAAGAGCATCGTCTGAGAATGACTCAACTGTGATACCTAAGTTGTTTACACCGTCTAAAGTGTTCCAAGCAAATGTACCGCCAGCCATAGGTGTCATTAATCCAGCTGAAGGAGCAACGTATGCTAACATTGCTGTCTTGCCTCCGATGAAAGAGTTGCTTTCTGCAATACCTTCTGCTGAGTCGTTCTTGACTGCTTCCATTACGTAGAAGTTAGATACTTCGAAGATCTCTGCTAGTTTAGCGTCTGTGATCAATGCAGGGTTAGCTACAGTTGATCCACCGTTTAAACGTGCTAGGATATCTGGGTGGTTGATTAAGATATCACGAACTTCTTTACCTACAACCATTGTGTTTGGCTTGTATCCGCCAGACTTAAGTTGCATTGCACGACGTGCTTTAGTAACATCTACGATTGGTGTAGCGTTTGTGTAGTCTGACCAGTATGTGAACTCTGAGTCTAAGTTGTTGTCACCGTTAGCTACGCCATCATACTCTGTTCCCCAAATGTTAGTTGAGAAGAATGTTGAAGCGAATTGCTCTTCACGATGGATCATCAAACGTGTCGCAAGTGTTTGCGCTCCAGCTGAACGAATTTCCAAAGCGGCATCTTCGTTAGCAAGTGTCTGTTGATCGAAGTCCATACCTAGACCAAATACGTCTGCAAAGTATGAGCTTGTTGATAGTGACATACCGATACGGTTCACTTCTGTACGTGGAGCTAATTTCTTAACGTCCCCTGTACGGTTCATGTTGTCACGGTCATAGATATAATACTTGTCTGACTGCTTCTGAACACCAACGATTGGGAATACTTTATCCGCAATGAAGTTAGTATCTGCTTGTGCGTAAGCGATAGTCAAGTTAGTAAGTGGTTGATCCAGATGTACACTGGATGGTGTTAATAATGGCATAATATATATTCCTTAAATTAAGCGTGAGCGTTAGCGGCTAGGATCAATTCGATTGCGATGATTTGACCGTCAACACCTGCTTCGTAAGCACGACCAACGATGATGTCACCAGCTGTCGCATTGACAGCTTTACCAGCGGCATCGATTGCCACGTCGTCTGCTATAGTTACGGTTCCACCACATTTTACCATGACTTTACCTGAGTGAGTTATTGTGCAAGCATTTCCAGCCTCAGCACCTACAGCTATAACACCGATAGTACCTTCACCGTCTCCAGCTAAAACAGCTTTAGCGGCGGCATCCATTTTTGCGAATAAGAATTGAGAGGTGCTAAGATCAGCACCAGCGATTAGAGTGCGGTTGTCGCGTGATTGCGTTACAGCCATGATTATTCCCCTTTATAGGATTTAGTGATAAGAGCTTTACCTTCATCGGTCTTTGCTACAGCGGAGTATGCCACAGCGTATTCACTCTTCTTCATTTCGTTAGTGTCCATGTAGGACTTTACAAGTGCATCAAGTTTATCTGAAGCGGTAGTAAATTCACCGTCAACGTCTGCCTTGCCTACTTCTTCCATAGATGAACCAAATGCTTTATCAGCGGCTTTTAGTACACCCATAACTTCTTCATTAGCCTCAAATGATTTGACTAATTCTTTTGCTGTAGCTACGTCAAAGTTAGGAAGAGCTTCTTCCGCTTTAGTTGTTAGCTCTAAATCAGCTTTAGCAAACTCAGCTTCTTCTAACGCCTTTAAGATAGGTGCTGGAATATCAGCTTTGTTAATTTTGTCGCCTTCGTACTCAAGGAACTCTTCTGGAGCTTTCTTTTCGATAGCGTCTGATTTGATTATGTAGCCGTTCTCAATTAGAGATTTACGTAAACGCTCATTCTCTGCTTTAAGAGTTTCGACTTCAGCGTTAGCTTTGTCTACTTCAGCTTCTTTTGCTTTCTTCATGTCTTCGTTATAAGCCTTCATAGCTTCTTCTTCAGACATACCCTTGTCCATGTAAGGCTTTAGTTTACCTAACATCTCATCGGACATTTTTACTGTTGTTTCTAATTCTTCGTTCATAGTTTCCCCGTCGAAGTTGTCGCGCTTAAATAAAGATACCATTGCCTCCGCATTGGCAGGACGATCTACCAAAGACAATTCGTCCAATTCAAGCATGGTTAAAAGGTTAGCCATCATAGTCTTCCTTTGTTGCTTTGCCACCAATGCTAAAGGCGGCGAGTTCACCAGATTTTACCTTAGCCCAAACGTCATCGCTATATACTTTAAACGCGACTATCCAGCCTTCTCGGTCACTCTGGATGCCAAGGGAACCACCAATTTCTTTAGTGATAGGCATAGAATGGATAACTGCACCAATCTGTTCACCCTTGTGCATTTCTTTACCTACACGTACATGCTCCATAAACTTGTTTACGGCACTTACTAACGTGTCAGGTTTAATTACATCGCCTTGTCTATCGACTACTGGTTCACCCTTTTCGGTTACTACAGAAGCCCAACCATAGACCATGCGTTGTTCTTCATCGGTCTTTAATATTTGACCTGTAATATCTTTAGTCATACTTCCCACTGTACTACCACTCCACATTCTGCAAGACCAATATCTTGCTGAGGTTTTATCTTTAGCCGTACTACATGAGTGTCGGCTTCTAAAGTTGGCTCTAGCTTTAGGATCATCCCGACGAATTTCCATGTTAGGGTCGCCGAATGTAACTTTGACAGTCTTATCACCAGACTTAACGTATACACCAAACTTCTTACTAGACCCTTTTGGTAGTCTGAAAGGTTTGTTTAGTGGCTTGTCAGCTTTGTCTACAACCTCAGCATATTTACTTAGGCTTGTTATCTTGTGACCAACAAACTGATTACGTGGTTTACCTTCATCATCAACTAGCTCTATACGTGCCGCTGGTTCCTCTTTAGTACCTGTTATCTTTACAGGTATGTTAGGTACTGTACCGTCACGATGTATGCTTCTTATGATACCTCTTGCTGTACCACCTGATGAAGACCAACTTACTCTATCACCTACTTTAGCCATTAATCTAAGTCCTCTTTAATAATAATAGTGAAGTAACCATTGTTAGGGAATGTCTCTACTGTGTTATCAGCATAAGTAACTTCTACTTCACCGTAGTAAGTACCAGCAGTGTTAGTATCTGCCGCTACCCAAGGGTATTGTACTATACCACCAGAAGCATTTGTAACTGTCATAGGAGCATCTACCTTGAGTGATGTTGCTCCAAACGCTTTCATGTGAAACCTAACACCATTGTTACCTGTAATGTCTATTGCGTTACCACTTGCGTCTTCTAGGGTTACTGCCAACTTAGGGCTAGTATCATTCGTTTTAATTCTAAAAGCCATTAGCCTATCTTAACCTTATTGTTTGAGTCAAATCTAACTGAGTTACTATTCGCTATTTCTGTTCTGCTACCTATACGTTGATTGCCTATGTTTACTACTCTAGCTAAAGCTGGATTGTAGTAAGGCTCACCTAAGACTGGGATACCAGTAATAACATTATCTAATAAGAAGTAATGATCTCCTATTATGACAGTACGATCTACTTCTGGTGTTCCTGTTATAATGTTAGGAGACGAAAGATTTATAAAATACTGTAGTACAGCATCCTCTACATCTGGTACTCCAGATACTAACTCTCCAGTAGAAAATGTCTCTTCTTCTGACATTGATATATCAGGTACACTTACAGCACCAGTATTCATGTCCTCAGTAGAAATTATGTGATCTTGATTTATTATAGAACTGTCAAGTACAGGAGGTGCAGTATTTAAGTTTGCTACCTGTATTATATGTTCTTGTAGTATTGCAACACTAGGAGTTTCTGGTGTATCTACAGTTATAGGTCTAGCAACAAACGTTTCTTCTTCTTGCATAGTCACAGAAGGTAAACTTAAGTTACCAGTATCTAGATCTCCAGTATTAAGAGTTTGACCTTGATTTACTACAGCAACACTAACGTCAGGATTACCTGTACTTATATCCCCAGTAGAAAATGTTTCGTCTTCTTGCATTGTAGCAGAAGGTAGATCTATTCCTGTATCTAAGTTAGCAGTAGAAAGTATATTACCTTCTGTAATATCTGCACTGTCAGTATTTGGAGTATCAGTAATTATATTTGTAGCAGAGAACGTTTCATCTTCTGACATAGCTAAGTTGTCAATGACTACTACGCCAGTATCTAAGTCTCCTGTATTTAATGTCTGACCTTGATTTATAGAAGAAGTGTCTAGGTCTGGACTACCAGTGGAAATTGATATTGCTGTAAGGTCGTATCTAAGTAAGGCAGTAGCACTATCTAAGACTGGGCTTCCTGTACTTATAGTTGTAGCAGTAAACGTTTCGTCTTCTTGTAGTAGTGCAGTATCTAAATCAGGATTGTTAGTAGCTAACTCTCCAGTGGAAAGTGACTTACCTGAGTTCTTACTAGGTTGTCCTAATACTGGACTTCCTGTAGTTATAAATAACGCACCTAAAGTCTCATCTTCTTGGAATGTAGTATTAGCTACACTTACAGCACTAGTAGTAATGGCACTAGCTGTTAAATCGTATTCTTCGCTCCCCATACCTGCAAAGGTAGCGGATGCAAAAGGGCTAGTACCAAACATTTATTGCTCCTAGTTCTCGTCACCCACATAACGGGATGTCCACATAGTTAATGAATATTTAACCCCAGACTGTAGCTCATCGACATAATGACCATGAGTAACTTGACTAGGGAAGAGTATACAACTTCCAACGGGTACATCTAGGTTTGTAAAGTCCTGACGTGGGAAATAGAGTGTAGCACCTTCATAGTTGTCGTTTAATTTAACGCTACCAGTTATAAGAGATGCGTCTGTGTGTAATCCTAAAGACTTCTGAGTGTCCATAGCGTAACGCATAGTAAAGGCATCACGTAATCCCATATACTCTACAGGCTTCCAATGTTCCTCACATATCTTAAATAGTCTATCTCTCCAAAGAACTTCATACTCTTTCCAAAGACCTAACTTCTTAAGTCTTATCTCTTGTGCTGGAAACTTGTCTCCATCTAGATTACCCCAACCACCTAGAGCATCAGACTTAGC